ACCCACTCCCTCCCCAATCATCCCCTCGCAATGACTCCTTCTGATTACATCATTCTCGGTTTGCTCGGTCTGATTCTGGTGTGGAAGCTCGTGGCCCGCGGCGCTAGGCTTGTCCCAGCGCGCGTGGAGGCACACGCGGTTGAGGCGGTCCGCCTCCTGGATGCTGGTGAAATTGGCGATGCCGACGAGGACATTGCCGATGCCACTGACCAGGAGAAAGGCGCGACGTGGCGCTCTTGTGGACGCCATCGCTGTGCGCGACACGCTGCCATCCACGTCAAGAGTCAGATTGGGTTGCCAAAGGAAACGGAGGCAAACCGGTTGGTGGTTGAGAGGTTGGTGCGCGACTACTTGCATGAGAGAAGGGTGCGGCCTAGCCACATCGTTGACATCATGCCATATGCCGTGTACTATTCCTTTCTCCCGACAGCCACTGACATTGAGTGCAAGCAGCTGAGGGCTGCTGCCGCATCTGCGAGGCGACATGCTGACTACCTGGCCACCTGGCGGTCAGCATTTAGCCTCCTTGGCGGTGTGAAGGCGGAGTAGGGGGGCGGGCTGACGCTGGTGGATGGGGTCACAACGCGCATCAGAAGGGATGTGCCATGGGCCCGATTGGCCATCCGCCGGTGGGTGCCGACCAAGAAGGGGAGGGTGGTGTATCGTGTGTCATCCTTATCGCCGGCGCTGGCGTTTGGAGTGCATGACAACAATACAAAGAACTTCGTTCGTGGGGTCAGCGAGCGTGTTTTCGCTGTCGAGTCTCAAGGGGAGTTGGTACCTCCCCCTCGGCCAAACCCCGGACACTTTGAGGAAGTGATGGGTCACTTTCGGAGGCAGTATGGTCATGGCGTGGTCGTAACCACCCCGTGGAGCCACGACGAGTTCGTGGCTACCTACGAGGGTCGCAGAGCCACTATATACCAGGCCGCCGTCGAGAGTCTTCGCACCGAGCCGGTTAACCGTCGGGACGCATTTTCCTCCTCATTCCTGAAGGCTGAGAAGATTGGCTTCTACCTGAAGGGTGATCCTGCACCTAGGTTGATCCACCCCCGGGATCCCAGGTACAACGTCGAAGTTGGGGTGTTCCTCAAGAAGATCGAGCATGATGTCTATCGCAATGTGGACCGGGTGTGGGGAGGACCCACTATCCTGAAGGGCTACAATGCGCGCCAGGTAGGCGGGATCATGCATGACAAGTGGAGCTCGTTCAAGAAACCTGTGGCGATTGGACTCGACGCGAGTCGGTTCGACCAGCATGTGTCGGTGGATGCTTTGCGATTTGAGCACAGCGTTTACCTTCAACACTTCGCTGGTATCGATCGTAACAGGCTACGGATGTTGCTCGGGTGGCAGTTGCGTACACCCTGCTTTGGACGCGCCAGCGATGGGCGAGTCAAGTACACTGTTGAGGGCATGCGCTTTTCCGGTGACATGAACACCGGTATGGGCAATTGTCTCTTGATGTCGGGCATGGTATGGTCCTGGGCGAAGCACTGTGGGGTCGACGTCAAGTTGGCCAACAACGGGGATGATTGCACTGTCATCCTGGAGCAGACAGACATGGCTCGGTTTCTTGAGGGGATGTGCGATTGGTTCCGTGGCCTGGGCTTCACAATGAAGGTGGAGCAGCCGGTGTATGACATGGAGCGCATTGAGTTCTGTCAGACGCACCCGATCTGGACCCCAGAGGGTTGGGTTATGGTGCGAGGGAGTGGGTCCGAGGGCCATCGGCACACGATGGCTAAGGATTGCATTTCCATCAAGCCACTCGACAACCGCAAGGTGTATGACAAGTGGCGGATGGCAGTATCTCAGGCGGGTCTTGCTCTTACCGGTGGTGTCCCAGTCTACCAGGAGTTCTACACAGCCCTAGGGCGCGGTGCGAAGGGGGAGGCGTTGAAGAACGACCTCACCCTTGAGACCGGGTTTATGCGGCTGGCGCGTGGCATGGATAGGCGGTACCAGCAGGTACACCCACGCACGCGGTATAGCTTCTGGTTGGCTTTTGGATCAACCCCAGACCAGCAGGAGGCGGTGGAGAGCCACCTGCGGACTGTCAGTCCTACCTGGACAGTTCCGGAATATGGGTATTTCCCAGAACAATCAGCACTTACGTTGTAGCGTGTTCCCCACACGCCCGACGACAATGGCCAAGAACAAGATTAAGCGTACTAAGAATGCAAAGAAGCAACAGGTGGCCACACGAGCTCGTGGAATTATCCAGAGTCGTGTGCCTCGCCTGCTACACACACTTGACACTGCTGCCCTTGAGTGGGCGCGACTGCTTACCGACCCGTGTAACGGCCGACTTACATACGGCTGTTACCCAGTTGGTGGTGCAGGAACCGTGCTTATGCGGCTTGAGGCAGACCTCATCATCGGTACTGGAGCCACAGATACAGCTTGCGTCGCTGCGTTTATCCCGGGATTGGGACTTGCTCTCAACAATACCGTGGGAATGGCGACTGACGCTTCTGGATCGACGTTCTCAATTGCTGGCGGGCTCACGCCCGGAGCCGCCTTCCTTGCGGCAAACGGTATGGCGATACGTGCTGTTGCAGCATGCACTCAGGTTACTTACCCCGGTACCGAGCTTAACCGCTCCGGGGTGGTGTCCATCGGTGTCATGTCCGCTGGCACGCTGATCAACAATATCATCACCGGTGAGGGTGGCGGCAATGTTGGTACAACACCTGCCGGTGTTCGCATTGCCACCCAGCATGTGCAACGTATGCCCCAGGAGAAGATGGAGTGCAAGTGGTTCCCAGGTGACGAAGACGCGAATCCCTCGTCCTACATCAACCGTCCTACAGCCTACGCACAGCAGCTCAATGGCCGCAACGCCATTGTCCTGTCTGCGTCGGGCTTCCCGACGGCTGTAGGCATCAGGGTCCGCAATGTTGGTGTGTACGAGATTTCGCTTGGCTCCAGTGCTAACACTGGGCAAGTCCAGGCGGTCACGCCCCCACGTTCATCCAACACCGCTGGCAACGTCCTCAAATTCCTGGCGGACAAAGACCCACAATGGTATCTCGATGCCGCGAACAAAGTTGGCTCGGTCATCGGCAGCATCATCGACTACGCCGCTACCGGCGTTAAGGCTGCTGGCACTGCTGTCAACGCGCTCGCGCTTATCGCTGCGTAAATTATGTTCTTTGTGATGCGGGGTAATAAATGGTGACGGGCGGGGGGATGGGGTTGAGCGGGTTGGAACGCCTACGCTGGGGAGCGTGTGGGTTTACAAACCAAACCGTGCGGACCAGTCTCTCAGTCCACGCTGGGGTGAAAATCTGTGGATGGTATGCTTCCACAGTGGGCCACTAACCAGCTTGCCAATCTGGAGTTGCACCAGGCGACTGCACATCAC